GTGTAACAGTCGCGGTGTTTGTCGGTGTAACAGTCGGTGTAACAGTCGCGGTGGTTGTCGGTGTAACAGTCGGTGTTGGTGTTGGAACTAACCAAAAACTAGGGAACGCACCCACTAGCGGATCAACTGCAACCCCCGCAACTCTCACACTGCTTACTGATGTAGACCACTGTAGAACTCCACTCGCATTGTATTTAACCACGTTACCATTATTCAAACCAACATGAATAAACTCATCGGTGTCTATTGCGATTGACTGTCCAGACTCTCCAAGGTTTATGGTGAGTAGTAGATTGCCATTTGGGTCTAATTTGCGCACAGTGTTATCATATCCCGTGGAGTAAACGTTACCAACAACATCCGTTGTCACGGCTAATACACCTGCCGTATGGTCGTCATATCTCCATACCTCGTTTCCGTCAGAATCTAATTTACAAACTTTAGCGTTCTGGGTTCCAGCAATTACGTTTCCGTTAGAGTCAACAGCAATCGTATAGAAGTTACGCATTGCCGGGTTTTCAAATAGCCACAATTCCTCACCGTCCGAATTAAGCTTACGAATGGTGTTGTCGATGGACGCCGTGTATACGTTCCCATCGGAATCAACTGCAACGGCATTGACGTTGCCGGTATGTCCACTAAACGTCCAAATCAATGTGCCGGTTGAGGATATCTTATATACCAGAGTATCGTTTGCGGATGCATATACATTGCCATTTACATCAACTGCAACACCGGTAACAATATCCCCAATGTTATAAGACCATTCGACATTTCCAGCATTGGTTAGCTTCTTAACTGTACCGTCGCGTCCTGCGGTAAAGATATTTTGTGGGTTAGATGCATCCACAGCGACTTCATTAACTTGTAGCGTATGCTCTTCAATTGTAAGAACAACTGCGCCGTCACTTGATAATTTGTAAACATCGTTATCCCATGTGCCAGCATACACCGCATTATCATATACTAACGAAGGCGAAGGTGTAATTGTGCTTGTGGGTGTTATGGTAACTGTAGCCGTAGCGGTCACGGTTGGTGTAACTGTCATTGTAGCGGTCACGGTTGGTGTAACTGTCATTGTAGCCGTAACTGTTGGCGTGACTGTAACGGTTGGAGTCATCGTTACAGTACCCGTAACCGTTGGGGTTACAGTGGCCGTAGCGGTCACGGTTGGTGTTACAGTCGGTGTTACAGTGCTTGTAACCGTAACTGTTGGTGACGGTGTTGGAGTATTCGTTGGTGTTGGCGTAGCTGTAGGTGTTAGCCCAGTAGTCACAGTTGGGGTGATCGTTGGGGTCACAGTAACCGTTGGCGTGACAGTGCTTGTTGTCGTTGGTGTAACCGTCTGCGTTGGCGTGGACGTTGGCGTAACGGTAGGGGTTACGGTTGACGTTGGCGTCGGTGTAATTAGCGCCTGCGCAAATAATACAGCTTCATCTAGAGTAGCAAACACACGCTCCGATGGAATTAGAGTTGAGCCCACGTCGCCATTTAACCTAACGTAGTATTCTAAGATTGTTATCACATTACCGGAAGAATCATAAATGACGCCAGTAACCTGAGTTACAACCCCAGCTTCTACCGAATCGACAGACGGGGTGACTACATATACTGGGTCACCCGGCTGGAAGTCATATTCTACTTGAAACATCATTTACCTTCAATAATTTTTAGCTTTAACCTACCAGAACCTCTTATGATTCTGTGGTATACTTCTTTTTCGATAACAAATGCCTTGTTGGGTATCATTTCAACAGGTGCCTCATTGTCCTTTTGGAACATCCAACCATCACACTCTGTTGGAATAACAACTCGCTCATCCAAGTCCCGGTGCCAAACTAGTTCATCCGTATCCACACTTTCTGAAAATTCTCGCAAAATAATATTGCCATCTCGCGTTTCAGTGTATGGATTGTTCACCAGTAAAAGTTTCCGCCACCGGAAAGGCCAAGCTGATCAGCATATCGTGGCAAATTACATGACCAATAACCTGCCTTGGTCTTATCTTTCTTTTCACTGCAATTGTGACGTGATGCGAAATTCTTCCTAGCCTCTGGATCATTGATTTTGCTTTTTAGGTCACCCGAGTCACCAAAGTTCACTTTGACGACATTGCCCTTGTCATTCTTGACATAGACATAATATTTCTTTGGCCCACCACGGCTGGGTTTATTCAATTCAACATCTTTACCCTGATATTCGGATTCATCAAGCTCACCGTTAGTAAAGAACTTGCGACGAATATCATGAGCATCTGGACCGTTTAGTCTTTTTAGATAGGTAGAGAAATCAATTTTTACTTCTTCGGGCATCTGCCTAAACATTTTAACCAGCTTCCCATAAGGTTGATCACTCTGTAGAGCCTTCCCCATCTGACGATAAATTGCAAGGGCTTGGCCAAATGCTTGAACATCTTCATCGTGCCCATCTTTTTGTGCATCTTGCATGTTGACTTTAGCGTCTGAATAGGCTGGCTTAATAACATCATTCAGCAACGAATCTCGTTCTCGCTCGCCACCACGGAAATCATGCTCACGTGGGTCCTCTACAACTACCATGGGAAGATCAAGCGGCACATGTGAGTTACCATACGCTGCCCATTCGCCCAAGTCAGACTCAAGAATTTCTTTGTCGCCGTCTTCCGCGTCTACCAAGCCTTCATTGTACATAGATTTCGCTTCTTCGATAAAGTCAAAAAAAGCTTCAGAGCCCAAGCGATAATGATTATTGAAAATACCGTTGTTCGAAGTCAACTGTTCTTTAACTTCTTCACGCAATTGCACCTTTCTTTCAATTAACGTGGTTTGTCTTTCAATCATGAACTCTTTGAACGTCCAACCCATCACAACACCCTCTGTTTATCATATTTATTGCGAAGGTAAAAGAAAGGGGGCCTTTCGGTCCCCTTCTCTTGATTTCATTGCTTAAAAATAGTTCAGAACTATTTATAGAGTAATATCGTCAAACGTTTTTTCGTCAAGATCATATTTAACGCCACCCACAACGTAACTTGTTATTTCTGTTTCTTGTGGGGCTACTTGGTTGTTAGACGAGATGAGATACTTATCTGTCCAACTAAGTGGGTTCTTTTTACTGAAATCATTCTTGATCCCAATTGCACGCATTCTCTTCCCTGCAATGTATTCCATGTACTCATTCAGGATACGATCATTGAGACCCATCATGGAACCATCTTTAAACAAATAATTTGCCCAGTCTTTCTCCTGCTGGACAGCATCAAGATACATTTGCTTGACATAATCTTCCTCTTCTGCCCACAATTCTTGCATTTCAGGATCATCTTGTCCCGAATACCATTTCTTGATAATATTTTGCGTGCCTGCAAGGTGAAGGTTTTCGTCACGGGCGATAAGCGTAATTTCCTTTGCATTACCCTCCATTACACCATTTTCAGCAAAGGCAAACGCGCATGCGAACGACACATAGAATCGAACACCTTCAAGAATATTAATAGATGCCACACACCGAACCATCTTACGCTTCAGTTCCCTAAGAGTTACATCTATCTTCTTACCATCTATTTTATGGGTTCCTTCACCAAGCACGTTGTAAATGCCACCATATTTAATTACGTCGTCGTAATATGACGTAACTGCCTCGGCCCGATCCATGATATTTGTATTTCGGATAATGTCATCGAATACAACGGAGGGGCTGGCCAAGATATTACGGAGAATGTGTGTATACGCTCTACTGTGCATAGTCTCGGAAAAGGACCACGTTTCAATGTACGTCTCTAGTTCAGGGAGTGATACAAACGGGAGTAGCGCCAAATTTGGTGCTCTACCTTGAACAGAATCCAACAGGGTTTGATACTTAAGATTGGCAATAAAAATATGCTTCTCATGATCGGATAATCTTTTAAAGTCAATCGCATCTTGAGTAAGATTGACTTCCTGTGGAGTCCAGAAAAACCCATGATGTGTTTCAATCAACTTTTCAAATATAGGATATCGCTGAATGTCATATCGTGCAACATTCGGCTGTTCACCGAAGAACATATACTGCTTTGTAAAATCTACATCTTTTCGGTTAAATGCTCTAACTTTATCTGCCATAACTACCTCTTAAATTGTACATGATTCACATTCTTCTTCATCTTCGACTTCGATTGGTGCGGGTACATTAACCATTTCGATACCGTTTGGTCCATTTAGGGGAATAGCTACCCATTTAGGCTCTTCAGTTTTAGACTCTTCAGTATGATCTTGAAGATCATCATCGCGGCCATCGCGAGTGTTGTGATAGTAAAGAGTCTTGATGCCATATCTGGCACAAAGTACCAGATCGCGAAGCATCATCGACATTGGTATCTTTCCGCCCTCGTAATGTGCAGGGTTGTAAGACAAGTTCGTTGATATACTCTGATCTGTAAATTTCTGAATCACAGCCATCGTCTTGATAATGCCGTTCATATCCTCCATATCCCATAACATTTGATACTTGTTCTTTAGGCGATGAATTTCTGGGACAACTTGCTTCGAAATATTAGATTTATTACCCTTGACCGTTACTAGTGAGCGAATCGGTTCGACACCGTTTGTTGCGTTTACAATTTTTGCGCTGGTCTCCGCAGGCATCAATGCTGTAATAGTTGCATTTCGCATACCATGTTGCTTTAGCTCTTCGCGCAACCACGCCCAATCAAGACTGTAGTTAGGCTTCACAATCTCGTCTACTGACTTTTTATAGTGATCAATAGGCAGAAGACCTTGACTGTATTTTGTGCGCTCATACAAGCGACACGGGCCTTTACGTTTAGCCAATTCAATAGATGCTTTGATCCCATAAAACTGCACAGCTTCCATCGTATCGTGAATCAACTGGTGCGCTTCAGGGTCATCATATGTTACATTGTTCTTGGCAAAATAGTATGCCAAGTTGATGATACCAATACCAAGAGGTCGATAATCAAGCGTTGCCTCGCGAGCAGCTGGGACTAAGTAGTCTTGGTAATCCAACAGTTGGTCAAGACCACGAACCGCGTTCCACATCCAACCCTCAATGTCATCAAGTGACCTAATGTTACCAAGGTTGATAGCCGATAGTGTGCATAGTGCAATGCGTGATACATCTTCTTCGACCTGAATAGTGGCAAACCCTTCTTCGTCGGGCTTGACAGTCAAGTCCCTAAAATCGTTATATTGCGGCATTTTTATATTCCTTGAATTTCGAATTTGTCCACTACATCTGATGTACCCAATTGATTAATAACCTTTAACAATTGGTCATTTGGGACATAGATTTCATATGACTTTTTGGTAGCCATGGGCGTTGTAATTAGCGTAATTTCTTGACATAGGTTGCTCATACGCACAGAATCAATGAAACTAGAGTGATCATTTACATTGTCAATATTCATAATATAAATACGTCCAGTGTCTTTGCGCTCAAGCATTGTATTACTGAATAATTCTGCTGCCGTTATTTTACCTCGGATCAACTCTGGCTTCTTTTCATATTTGACATACAATCTTTCAAATTCTGCGGGATCGTCAAAGTATGCTTCGTACATATCAGGAACATCATTCGGGGAGAACAAGTTGATATGACCATTTTCGATGAGACGCTTGTACATGAAGTTGTTAATCAGAATCGAGTAGTCTAATTGTCGGACTCGGTTATCCTGCGTGCCTTTGTTGTTCTTCAATACCAATATGTTTTCAATTTCTGGGTGCCAAAGCAATACATGCACCGTCGCAGCTCCACCACGAACACCACCTTGGGAGTTGTGCGTTAATATCATATCCCCGGTTTCTGTATTTGAAGTGAAAAATGTGTGCGTATTTTCTACGGTAATATCAATATAATCACTAGGGTTATCCCTGCCAATGGTTACATTAACCACTGATGCCACTTCATTATCGGTCTTAACTATGTCACCAATACTCAATTTGGGTGGTTTGACTTCTATAAGAACACCAGTGGTATTAATCACCATGAACGGGTGATTTATTGAACACTCTATTTTATTATCATTTGATAGTTGAACCAATGCTTGGTGTTCTGGTTCAACTATAGTATCCCACTTATCAGTAACTTCCTTAAAAACGATGCCTCCAGTTACTTCGTCAAAGGTTTTTATTTTGTCACCAACCTTCAAATCATATATGCTAATCTTTTTTGTTTTCATTTTTATATCCTTTAATTTGTTCTTTATTCCACCCATGAACTTTAACCATATGGTTTGTAAAATTTCCGGCGTCATATAAATGACCATCTTTACACCCATGAGGACAACCCCGTTTATTAAATTCTCGCACTTCTGGTCTATTAAGCATATCAGTAGTGCCGTATCGTTCAAGTATTGTTTTTTTTGTTTTTTTATTTCTTTTATTCCAATCGACTTTAGACATAGACTGTTTATGTTTTTCTTTAACCGTAGGGTCGTGCATCATATTTGAAACTCCATATCGCTCTACCATAACTTTTTGTAATGTTTCATTATTTGCAAATGGGTTATCTGCTCCATACTTTGCACGGATTACTTGGAGCCTAGCTTCAGCAACTGGCTTACAATTTAACGTATGATCGCTCCCATACCTAACGTTATTAGTTTTTTTTACTTTCTCCGCAATATGTGGTGAACTACTCCCCCGTCCACCATATTTTTTACTCAATGTCACGTCCACCTTTGTTTGAATATAGGCACTTTCAAATGGGAACGGTCCTTCTAGATTTAAAGGGACCGTATTATTATCCCATCTATTTAAAAAATTATCAGATTCAGTTACCTTCATCCTTCTTAATACCTTAGATTCCCAACCAATTGCCTTTTCTTTAACATCAAACACCTTTCTAACTTGTATAATATCTGGGTCACCATGTTCTTCTGTAAACGCCTTGACATATTTTGATGATGTTTTGTATTTCTTCCATAACTCGTTTATATCGGCATGTTTTGAGTATCTCACTCCATAATAAAATTTATTGTGTTCACTCCAACCAATTAGATATGTGTAGTATATATTGTCCATCGTAACCCCCTCGTATGCCACCTAGAGTTATTTATAATCATCTACTAATATTTCTACAAACATATCTGGTCTTAGACAACACGATTTAACCGTACCTTGCATTTGGCGAAAGTATGGAACAACCCCAGTATGCTTAATTGTGCGGTTCGCAACAGAGGACCCCTCAGAACGGACTCCACTCATACCAACACCAATACCCGCCTTCTTAGAAACATACTCCTGAACTGCCATGTTAGTATGCTCGATAGATTTTAAGGTATCATCACATTCAATAAGCACACACGAACTAAATTGCTTTGTAGTGCTTCGCATACCAGCCATAATTGGAGTTGGCAAGCTAAAGTTACCAAACGACACATCGTTGTAATAAGACTTGACATCCTTAACAAGGCATGTATCACTACACATAAGCGCGGCAATCAGAATGTATGTGAACTGTGGTGTTTCTTGTGGAATAACGTCATTTTGCGATCTATCGCGAATAGAATACTTTGTCAAATATTCCTTAACAGCAATATGCGTCATTCGCAAATCACGGTCATGGTCGATAACGCTATCAAGATTATTCCAGTCTTCTTCACTGTATAATGATAGAAGCTCGGGAGTGTAGTACCCTTCTTCAACCTTGCATCTAACGTGATCAAATAGGCGTGGCGGATTCATGCCACCCCATGCTGTTTTACGGATGTCGAAGGTCAGCAGTCTACCGGCAACATATTGATAATTAGGCGTTTGGTCTGAGATTAGGTTGGCAGCGGATTTGGTTATTGCACCATGGATATCACGCGAGGTGATTCCATCATAAAACGATAAGTGTGCTTCCATTTCGATATCAGAAACCGACACACCTGTGATATTCTCACAGGCGAGTTCAACCATTTTGTGGATTTTTTCAATATCAAATGGTGCCACAGAACCGTCCCGTTTAACAACGTTGATGTTACCAACGTTCATTACTCGTCTAGTTGTAGACTCAGGCGTGTCTTGCATTAATTGCTCCGTGAATTCATAGTAGGTAAAAGTTATTTACCATTATTTTTATAATTGTTTCTCAACCCTTGTAAATCAAAGGCTTAAATTCTCTGCTTTAAATTATAAGGAAAACAGAGTTGAATACTTATTTACGCTAGAGGTTCTAATGGCGAAAAAATAAGGAACGTTATAAACAATTATTTCACACCCCTGACCAATACCATCAATTAGATTACTTCCGATGTAATCATATTTAAGAACCTCTTTAAAAGTTTCAATAGCGGCGTTCTCACCCATTACATCAAGAAACCTATCAAGAGTATCCTGATACTGAATAGATGAGCGATATACGTTTGGGCTGTATATGTATTTGAATCCATCGGGCGGAAAGACGTAGAATGGCTCTAGGTCTGCCTCGGCATCTTCTGCTCGCAACCCGCTTGCACCACTACAAAAAACGGCACGTTGTCGCAGATCAGGATGCTGACTAAATACAGTATTGAAAACTTTGTCGAATTTTGAGTCTGTTTTTCTCTTACGGACCTTGATTTTTCTTTGATCTGGGCCTTCTTTGGGTAAGAACTTAACTAACGGTTTACCGTTACTTTGCTTTAAGAATTCAGAACAGTCTCTTATAATTGTTATTTTCATTCGTGACCTTATGTAACATTTGGAATTATACTACCATGCGTCCATCATTGCAAGCCTTTATGAAAGCGATTAAAGGCAAAACCGTCTTTATCGTAGGCGGTGGTACAAGTGCCCTAAATGTAGATTTCAGTTTGCTACAAGATGAGGTAGTAATATGTATCAACGATTCATTAGCTGACTTCCCAAATGCCACTGCCATTTATTGGGTAGACGAAACATGGGCGTCAGAGAACTACGATTTTCTTAAGGCACATAAAGTGCCACATCGTTTTACATCTAAGCCAGCACAACATATTAACTATGACCGAAATGGTGATCCTAAAACCATTGCACAGGCCGCAGTTTTAAAGCGAACGAGTGATAATGGATACGATCCGGCCCCTGATCACATTTGTGGTAATAACAGTGGCGTTCAAGTTTTGAATTTAGTTGTGAATATGAAACCTAAACGCATTGTACTAATTGGATTCGATATGCAACGTGATACGATAACTCGCAAGACGCACTATCATAACAAATCTAGGCTTCCAATTCAAGATCACATATACAATGATTTGTTCGTACCATCGATGAATGGATTGGCCAAGGGTATAGAACGCGAAGGGAGTCTGGTTGAGATTATAAATGCAAACCCAAATAGTGCTCTGCGTTGTTTTAAATTTGGAGTTTATATGGATTATTTAAAGGACTAAATAGCGATATGAGTAATGGTATATCATTCGGGCGTGTATCCCCAAATCTAAAGGCTAAAAAAGTAGTAATTCTAGCAAGTGGCTCCAGCCTTAAAGGATTTGATCTACAACGCATCAATCGTAAAGATTATTTTGTGATCACGATAAACAATTCGGTAAAGGCGGCTCCCTTTGCCGATGCATGGTTTACACTTGATCCGTGGGGTATCCATGGGCCACAATTACCACCGCGATCATTTAAAGGTACGAAATACGTTGCGGTTCCTCAAGATTTTGGAAGACGTGATGCCAAGCACCCCGCACATCGGACACGGATGCCGAATGATATAATCTACCTTCAGCGACTATTAGGCAATAACTTAATGGAGCAGTCTTCCGAGAATGCATTTGCTTTAACGCTATCCGAAGACCCCAGATGTATTTCTACTGGAAATTCCGGCTACGGTGCATTCAATCTGGCTTACCATTTGAAGCCGAGTAAAATTCTCTTACTTGGACTGGACGGTACTGTTGGTTATTTTTATACAGATGCGGAGCGTAATAGACCACTCACCCACTTGCCAAAAATGTTTAATTCAACGAAAACACAAATGGCGCAGGCCGGTATTCAAGTTATCAATGGGAGCATTACAAGTAAAATAAATACTTACCCTAAATTCCGATTGGAAGAAGCTTTGGAAATATTCGATGCAGATTAATAGAATGAAACAGCATTTGGAAGATTCTCGAAATGTTGAAGGTGATATTGTAGAATTTGGCGTGTATCAGGGCACCACATTCAGCCATTTGGTTGCGTTTGCTGCGTCTACGGATAAGACGGCTTATGGGATAGATAGCTTTCAGGGTCTACCCCCACCGATACCCAAAGACCGAAATTCTAATAATACACTACCACATGCCAAGGGGAAATATAAAGCTACACTCAAAGAAGTTACGGATAAACTGACTGCATTTCCCGAAGAGTCATATAACGTATTGGCAGGATGGATACCAGAAGTCTTGGGCGAGTTGCCTGATGTATCTTATTCCTTTGCATTAGTGGACTTAATTAATTATACCCCAACACGACAGGCACTGGAATATGTGTGGGATCGTATGTCTTATGGTGGTACCTTATATTTCGATAATTTTATTTCTCACGAAAATTTCGGATGTACTGCGGCAATCAAAGAATTCATGGAAGACCATAAAGATGAGATGCTCGCGTCTCGTCAGATGATGATCAATGGTATTCGCGAAAAGGAGCTTGCCATTAAGTGTTTACGGAAAGCACGCCGCCCACGAAATTGGAATGACGATCAGTTAATTAAACGCCCAATATCGATTGCACTAGTATTGCGAACAGGTGGGATATACACTCATAAATACGTAAACAACCTAGTGGACGGCATAAAGTCAAACTTGTCAGTTCCCCATAGATTGGTGTGTATTACCGATGATAAAAGGGGATTGAGTTCAGATATCGATGATGTTATCAGGTTCGAGCATAATTGGCCCAAATGGTGGGGTAAGATTGAATTGTTTCGGCCCGGATTGTTTACTGGTGAACAAGTCTTTTATTTTGATCTAGATACGTTTGTCGTAGGAAATATAGACAATGTTGTTAAATATGATGGTGAGTTTTGCGCATTGCGAGATTTCTATCACTTGAGTTCAATGGGAAGTGGTCTGATGTCATGGCACGGGGATCGAGTGCTTCGCATTTACGATGAATTTAAACAAAATCCTAACCATTATATGCAAAAGTATTTGTCTGGCGGGGACCAAGACTTTATCAGTTATTACAAACCATCACTTGAATACTTTCAAGATGCATTCCCCGGAGAAGTTGTATCTTACAAAGTACACTGTCAGGACGCATTACCACAGAACGCTAAAGTAGTATGCTTCCATGGTAACCCGCGACCTCACGAAATTACGAACAACCTCGGAAAATATTGGAAACAATGATTAAAAAACACTATAAAATACAAGATATTGAAAATATTATAGCTGAACTGGCTGAATTATTTAACATTGCCGTAGAGACATACAGACTGGCACTGGATGGTCGAGATAGCAACCGATCAAAGAAAGAGCTTTTGCGTGGGAATGTCAGAGGTACGGTTGTGCACAAATATCAATGTGACTTCGCATGGATACTATATGATATACAATGTGGCCCACTTTGCCTAATTGAAGATAGTATTACTGATGCACATGAATTAATCAACCACCTAAAGAAGATATCCCTTTGACGTGAGTATAAATATTAGCTATGGGAAGGTGATTCTTTTTTATGGCTACTATTCAATACCGTTGTAATACATGTGAGCGCGAAATAGCTATCACGGAGAATATCCGAGGGCTCACCGTCTTTGGGAAATGCGTGATAACAGAAGGCTGTAAAGGGCGTCTATACAAACTTTCACGGAACCCCAATACCATTCGAGAGGATTTGGATTTCCCTCCCGTAGTGCCCGGTTTATCTGACTACACTCCACGTAGAACATTCTATCAAGAAACAATAAACATCAGCACCGATTCATGGCAGCTTACTCATGATCTGGGAGTATCGCCTGCCGTTACGATCTATTTCTTCGATGATAACACTGGTCAGCCGATTGAAGTGTCTCCTGACGAGTACACCGTGCAGATTATAAATGAAAATC